CGCCTTGGCCACGGTGCCCGCATCGGTGCGGGCGGCCACGGCCACCTCCTCGTCGGGAATGTCGAGCGCCAGCATGGTCTGCACGCCGCGCGACTTCTCCTCGGCGGTCAGCCCCAGCTTGGCGTCGGTCTCCACCATGGCCTTGGCGGCCTCCACGCGCGCCAGCTCGGCGTCGTCCAGGTCGTCGTAGACCTCGGCGAGGAAACGCTCGGTGCCGATGGCCCTCATGGCGCGCACGCGGCACTCGCCGTCGATGATCCAGTAGATGCCGCCCTCCTTGTACAGGATGGGCTTCATGACGGGCTGGCCGGGGTTGAGGCGGTTGGCCTTGAACTGCGCGGCCAGGCCCGCGATGTGCTCGGCGCTCTCCCTGGTGGTGAAGTCGCGCGGGTTCATCGGCTCGCCGTCGGCGCGCTCGTAGGGGTACACGTCGCAGATCGCGACCTCCTCTAGCGATTGCATGCGCGGGCCTCCTCGTCTACGACCACGCGGCACTCCATGCCCACCAGGCGGGCGCGGCACGCCACGCGGGCCACCTCGCCCATGAGCGCGATGCGCTTGGTGGGCACGGGGCCGTTCTTGATTTGCGCGGCCATGCAGGCGGCCCCCATGTTGAACGCCTGGCGCATGGCGGCGTCGAAGCCGCCGTCGCCCGGCTCGGGCACGGGGACGGCGCGCTCGATGCGCTTCAGGATGCTGTCCACCGTCTTGTCCGCGACGGTCTTGCTGATGATTTCCGTGAGCATTTGGGTCTCCTAACTGGGAAAACTAAAAGTGATAAAAACTTTTCAGGATTTCGGAACTTTTTTCTCTATGCGCTCCTTGCGCTTCTGCGCCGCCTTGACCCTGCGGTACAGGTAACGGCACAGCCACCGCTCCATGGCCTCGTCGTGCGCCTCTGCCGCCTTGTCGGCGGCGTAGCGGCTCATGCCCGAGGTGTCCGGGGCCTGCGGCATGGGGTCGGCGCGGCTCTCTCGGCCGCACTCGGTGCGCTCGTAGGTGCGGCGCTCCTCTGCGGTCAGCCTCGGCAGCAGCTCGGCTATGCGGGCCTCTATGGCCTCAAGCTGCTGCTGGCGTCTGCACGGTTCGCAGATGCCGTCCTTGCCGAGGGTCGCCCTGCGGCACCCGCACGACGGGCACAGCTCCAGGCGGTGGCGGTAGCAGCGCAGGGACACGTGGCCGCCGCTGGCGTTGATCACGCGCCGCGCGTTATCCAACTGGTTCTTGGACAGCCGCAGCTCGCGGCGGATCTCGCGGGCGGGCACCTTTCCCGCCAGCTCGGCTATGCGGTCGAGGTCGGCCTTGCGCCACGCCCTGTGTGGCCTGCCCTTGTCTCGGCGGGTCACTCGTCGCTCACCTCCACGACCACGCGGGGGCGCGCCCTGTCGGTGAGCACCCTGTCGGGGCACTGCTCCACGTACTTGCGGGAGTCGTCCTTGATTACGCCCGCCGCCACCAGGCCGTCGAGCACGAACTTGCGCGCGAAGCCCACGTTGTCGGCGTCGCGGCGCATGTCGGGCTCGTAGAACGTGGTGCGCACGGTCACCCGGCGCTCGAAGCGCGGCGCGCGCTGCTGCATGGCCGCCGCCCTCACGCGCGCCGTCTCGCGCTTCTTCATGGCCGCCGCCTTGTAGCGGTTGGCGCGCTCGGCGCTGATGTAGTCGTTCAGGCTCGGCATTCGGCCCTCGACCGTGACGGTGCACCTCATTGCGCGCCCCTGTCGTAGATGCCCTGCGCCTCGGTTAGCGTGGAGGCGGCGAAAACGGCTGGGCCCACGATGGCCTCCCACGTGCCCACCAGGTCCACGGAGTCCACCGGCGTGCGGCGGAAGCTCACGGCGGCCAGCATGGAGGGGCGCTGCAGCACCATGTAGCGGGACAGCACGCTCCACAGGTTGTGGTCGCGCTTGAACTCGCTGGCCTCGCTCACGGTCATGCCGTTCTGGCACGCCAGGGTGTACACGTTGTCGCGCTGGATGACGTGGCCCTCCAGCATCAGGCGGTAGCAGATGCGGCGCAGCTTCGCCCATGTATCGGGGTTCGAGGCAACCCAGCCGCACGCCTTGGCCACGAGGGCCTGGGCCTTGGCGTCTACCTCGGCCATACTGTTGCCTCCAGCGCCCATGTGGCGGCGATGCACGCGCAGACGAACAGGGCGGCGAAAACGGCCTGCAGCCTCTCGCGGCGCTGCTCGGGTGTTACACTGGTCTCGGTTCGGAAGTGAACCGTTGCGGTGCGCGTCTTTCGCTTGCCGGCTGCGACGCGCACCCTCCTTCCCTTGATCTTTTCCATTCCTGGAACTTCCTCTCGTTCTCTGGGTCCTTGTAGAACTCGCGCATCATGGCGGCGCACTCGTCGCACATGGCGCGCTGTATCGGGGTCATTCGCCCGCGACGCCCGGCAGAAGCAGCGTGGCGTCCTCGTAGGCGACCTCACCGGTGTCCCTATCCACGAACATCACCTCCTGGTCGTCGTACACGTGGATGTTGAGCATCTGCCCCGTGAACTCCACCAGCTTGGGGATGGAGTCGCGGAACTTCGGGTCCAGCTCAAACTGCAGCACGCACTTGCCGCTCTTCACGTTGAGGGCGGTGAACCCCCCCCGTACGGTCACCTCGTTCAGCATGGCCTACTCCTTCTCGTCGTACGCGGTGTCGCGCGCGATGGTCTTGAAGTCGGTGCTCCAGCCCTTGCCGTTCACGCTGAACTGCACGGAGCTGTAGACGTTGAACTGCATGCCGCCGAGCTCGAACCAGGTCGTGCTCGCCTCCAGAAGCTCGATGCCGCTCGTCTGGAAGCCCCACATGGCCGCGATGCGGCGCTTGAGGCTGTCGTGCGTCTCCTCCATGCAGCCGTTCTCGGCGGGCTTGAAGTCGATGGCCACGTGGTCGCGGCGGTTGATGATGGCGTCCAGCATGTCGGTCACGAGGTTGGTCATGCTGTCGGGTTGGTGGCTTGCGTTTGCCATGGTGCTTCTCCTTTGCGTTAGTAATTCGGTTTAACTGAATCATCAGGACAAAAAAATAGAGCTATCCCGTCGTAAAGCAATTTCTTGCCTACAGGCGTGAGAACTCCTTTAAGTTTGAGGAGCTCATTTACTCGAAAATCGGTAGGATGAAGCTCTCTCTGCTGGTAGGTAGCTCGCGAGATATTGCATGCGTTTGCCGCGTCTTCAACCGAAACGTTAGACGCCCGACGTGCTGCCGCGAACATGTTCTCCTCCATGGCACCTCCTTTCTTGTGATTCCAGAATACCAAACATTCGGTTAAACGCAACAAGTTTTTTGGAAAACTGAATAGGCATATTGTAAAATTTCGTTTATCACGAGAAGGAGGGTTGTATGGGTGTTCCGGAGAACATTGATGCGTTACTAGTTAAATTTGACATAACGCAGGAAACGCTCGCCCGTATTGCAGGCGTTGCGCCTTCCTCTGTTTCTGGCTGGCGTAACGGTGCAGTTCCTCGTATGTCAGCCATTACTAAGATTTGTGATGCTCTTGGCGTTACACGCGACGACATAATGTCGGACCAGTTCGGTCTTGCTGCCCGAGAACATGGGCATATCCCTGCGGGGGCCATGCCTGTAGTACCAAGCAGTGCCACTGTTCCGTTGCTTACGTTGGGACGCGTGCATGCCGGGAGTCTTACCGATGAAGAAGAAATAGAGCATCGTGTCGAGGTCCCTGTGTCTATATGTGCAGCGCACCCGCGCGCGTTCGCTTTGGAGGTCGAGGGGAACTGCATGGACCGGGTGATACCCGAGGGCAGCCACGTGCTGGTCGACCCCGACCGTCAGCCCTCCAACGGCTCCATAGCCGTGGTGGAGACGGAGGACTACCGCGCGGTCATGCGCCGCTGGTACAAGGGCAGCACCAAGCTGATGCTGTCGGCCGATAGTTTCGAGGATTACGAGGACATGATTTTCGGCATGGACGACGGCCCCGTGCGCGTGATCGGCACAGTGGTGTGGTTCCAAGCTTCCAACGAGATGGAGTAGCCATGGGCCTGTTTGATTTCCTGCATGCGTCGAAAGCGGCGCGAGATGAAAAGCGCGCCATGCGCGAGTTCGCCGAGGAGAAACGAAAGGCGGAGCAAAAGCGCCACGCGGAGGAAGAAGCCCAGCGCGCCGAGGAAGCCCGCATCTTGCGTGAGCACGAGGTGCCGCCCGCCATGGCGTGTCCGGAATACGATTTGGGGCCGTTCCCGTTTGATAATAAGCCGTACCTATGCCATACGGTGGTCAAGTACGAGCGCGAGACCGGCCAGGTGTTCGCCGGCGAACGCTACTATTACGGCGATGCGGACGCGGTTGCGGCCGTGAAGGCGGATGTGGCGAAGCTGGAGCGCATGCTCACGCCCGCCGCCACTGGCGTGCCCTCGCTGCCGAACCTTCGTACGAACTTCGCGCGGGTTGAGGCGGTTGATTCGGTGGTGGAGTTCCCCGAAAACCGCGTGCAGCTGCAACTCCAGCCGTTGACGAAGACGGGGAAGAACGCCAAGTACCCGGTGGAGGTCTTCTTCAACTCGTACGGCAAGAACGACAACGGCTCGCACGGCACCGTGTCGTACCTTCGCGACGGGTCGATGGGGAAGGCCGTTATCCATTACTGGCGCAACCATGTGTACTATGGCGCGTATTTCAAGATTATCGACGGCGCTATAGCCTTGAACGTGCTGAATTACAGGGGAGCGCCGAACGATGACCTCGTAGAGCTGTACAGGGCGTAGCCATGGGCGGACGTGCGGCGATATACGCCCGCTTCTCCAGCCACAACCAGCGCGGCGAGTCCATAGAGATACAGGTGCAGAAGTCCCGCGCCTACTGCGCGGAGAACGACCTGCGCGTGGTGGCCACGTACTGCGACTTCGCGCAGACGGGCACCAACACCGACCGCGCCGAGTTCCAGCGCATGATGGCCGACGCCAAGCGCGGGCTGTTCGACTTCGTGGTCATATATAAAGTCACTCGAATCATGCGCAACCGCGACGAGATGGCCATGGCGCGCATCATGCTGCGCCGCTGCCGCGTCGAGATACTGTACGCGGGCGAGGACATTTCGGACGGCTCGGCGGGCGTGCTGCAGCTTGGCATGCTGGAGGTGCTGGCGGAGTACGAGAGCGCGCTCGACGGCGAGCGCATACGCGACGGCATACAGAAGAACGCCGAGCGGTGCATGGCCAACGGCTGCGTGCGCTACGGCTGGGACATAGTGGACGGGCGCTACGTGGTCAACGAGGAGGAGGCCGCCGCCATCCGCCTGGGCGTGCGCATGGTCTTGTCGGGCAAGTCGGTGGCCGACGTGGTGCGCGCCTGGGAGCCGTACCGCACCAAGCGCGGCGGCAAGTGGCGCTTCCAGACGGTGCGCCGCATACTGATGCGGCGGGAGAACGGCGGGGAGTACCGCTACGCGGGCGTGGTCGTGCCCGGCGGCATGCCCGCCATCGTTCCCATGGATGACGAGGAGAGGGTGATACGGATGCTTGAGGATTCGCACAGGCCCCGCGCCAAGACCGAAGCGTGGGACTTCCCGCTCACTGGCAAGCTCTACGACGGGCGCGACGGCGGGCTGATGACCGGCACCAGCGGCACGGGCAAGTCGGGCAGGCCCTATCACTACTACCGCTGCCGCAGCTGCGGGCGCACCGTGCGCCGCGATGTCGTGGAGAAGCGCGTGGCCGACGCCGTGCGCGAGGCCCTGGGCAGCGCCGACAGCCGCGAGCGCATCGCTCGCATGCTGGCCGACGCCGAGGAGGAGCGCGCCGACGAGAAGCCCTTGAGCGAGACCATAAAGGGCGAGCTGGCCAAGATCGAGACGGCGTTCTCCAACATATGGGCGGCCATCGAGTCGGGCATCGCGCCGCCGGGCGGCAAGGAGCGCATAGACGCGCTGAAACAGCGGCAGGCGCTCCTCAAGGACGAGCTGCGCACGGCCGAGGCCCTTGAGGCCGCCCGCCTTGACTACGACCGCGCGCTGTTCTGGCTTGAGGGCATGGCCGCCGCCGAGGTGGACGACGCGCAGCTCCTGCGCACGTTCGTGGCGCGCGTGGTGCTGGGCGGCCCCGACGATGACGACGGCCTGCGCGTGGCGTTCACGTTTGACGATTCTGCCGGCTTGGGCGATAATCCGTCGCTGCCTGGCGCTATAGGTCCAGGTGGCGAGGTGTTCGACCGAATGAACGCCAGCTCCACCATAGGTAACAGGCAGGTAGAGAAGTGTCTCTACCTGCCTTTTTATTTCTAG